GATCAAACGTGTAAACACGTGAGAAAGCGGCTTCACGCTGAAGGAATAGGTTTTCTTACGAAAACCTTGCCCCGTATCGGTAAGTGCTTTGATAAAGCACTTGCTGGAGGTCCCCCGATGGATGCAGCCTTACTGAACGAGAAATCGTTCGAAGGTTGTAAGTTTCCCAGATTTCTGGGTGAACTTTTCCAGAAGGTCCTCAACCGAGACGGCTCGGTCCTTCAGAAACCGTGCACGGATAGCGTCCGTGTTCTCAGGCAAGTATTCTACTTATTTTATAAGTATGAACTTCCTTACACTGATAAACAGGAACAAGAGGTTATTGCAAAGTTCGAAAGAACTGAGCAAGAGCTCACGGCACGCAACGTCGACCTCAAAGAACTTGAGGCTGAAGTTGTTGTTAGCGAGTGTGACAGCTATCACTCCTATCTTGGGAATGATATTGTCTCAATCGCACGCGAAGCACGGGGCCTCTTATCGAGGCTCTTTGCATCCTTCGATCCCACCGACATCCGTCCACGGCATGGACCGGGGGCCGTTGCTACCAAGCAACGACTCTGGGCCAAATACCAATGGACAAATGTTGCGAGAAAGATCACGGACGTCTACCCATACGACGAGTATTTTTGCTCGTCCATGGGTCACGTCTGTGACGATTGGCGGAATTTTGATTCCGTCAGACAGGAGAGTCTTCCAGCACGGGTTTGTCTCGTGCCCAAAGATTCTCGCGGCCCTCGCCTTATCTCTGCTGAGCCTGTTGATTATCAATGGGTGCAGCAGGGACTTGGTAGGGCGATTGTCGATCATGTGGAACGACATTGGACTACAAGGTTCAATGTACATTTCACGGACCAACATCCTAACCAATTGGGTGCCTTACTTGGCTCCCAACGTGGGAAATACGCGACCCTAGACCTTAACGAGGCCTCTGATCGTGTATCGCTTGGTCTTGTTCGCCTGCTGTTCCCATCCCGAATATTCGGCTACCTGGAAGCTTGCAGGAGTTTGTCAACG